GTGCAAGCGCCTTGACCAGCGTGTTCGTCAAGAGGAAATCCGCGTCACTCGGGGTCGTGCAGCCGGACGGATGATTGTGGGCGAGCAGGACGCTGGCGGCGTTGTGGCCCAGCGCCTCCCTCATCACTTCACGCGGATGCACGCTGGTCTGCGTCAGCGTGCCACGGAACACCTCTTTCGTGGCCAATACGCGGTTCTTCACGTCGAGGAACAGCACGACGAAACTTTCGTGCTCCTGCCCGGCGAGCGACATACGAAGAAAGTCCTTCACGACAGTCGGGGAATTCATGGCCACGCCCGGTTTCCTCAAGCGCTTCTCGAGGATGGCGATGGCATGCCGCACCAGTGCATCGTCGTCAACCAGACCGTATTCGGACCGCCGATCCTCAACCCGCGCATGAAATACCCCGTTTCTCATCGCATCACCCGTGAAGTGGTCGCTGGTCCCGCCAGCCCGGTGGGTTGCTGCTGCATCCCATGACTTCAACTATATACACACCTATCTAAAGACACTTGATGATCCTCAGTCAGGACGCGAGTGACGGCATCACAAGAGGCAGCACATGGCAGAAGCGAAGCGTAGGACGGTCGATTGGGACCTGATCGAGCCGGATTGGCGGGCGAACATCAAATCGAAGCAGCAGCTATCGCAGGAATACGGCGTCTCGCGTGCTGCCATGGACAAGCATTTCGGCAAGCTCGGCATCCTCCGCGACCTGGGCGAGAAAATCCGCGCCAAGGCCGACGCGCTGGTTACACAGTCGGTGGTTACACGCCCGGTTACAGCCCAAACGACTGTAACCGAGCAGGAGATCATCGAGGGCAATGCAGCCCTGCAGGCCAACATCATCCAGGCGCAGCGCAAGGACATTTCGCGCTCGCGCAGGCTCACCATGTCGCTGCTGGACGAGCTGGAGCACCAGACCGAGCACATTGACCTGTACCGCGAGTTGGGCGAACTGCTGGCGGCGCCGGACGAGAAAGGGCAAGACAAGCGACTCGACCTGTTCATGAAGGCGATGAGCCTGCCGTCGCGCACGACGACCATGAAGCAACTGGCCGACTCGCTCAAGGTCCTGGTCGCGCTGGAGCGCGAAGCATTCGGCATCGACGCACGCCAGGAAGAAGGCAACGCCGGCATTGATGACGTCATCAGGCGCGTGCGGGACCGAATTGGCTGACCAGGTAGACATTGACCGCACGCTGGCCGCGTTGATGGCCGACGTCGCGCTGCACTGTGAAACCTGCATGTATGTGCTGGACAAGAACGGCCGGCTCGTTCCGCTGCGCTTCAACCGCGCACAGCGTCACATACACGCCCAGATCGAGGACCAGCTACAGCGCACCGGCAAGGTCCGCGTGCTCATCCTCAAGGGGCGGCAGCAAGGCGCGTCGACCTATATAGGTGCGCGCTTCTATTGCAAGGCGTCGACCACGCCGGGCCGCAGCGCTTTTATTGTCGCCCACGAACAGAAGGCCACGGACAACCTGTTCCGCATGGTCAAGCGCTACCACGAACACAATCCTTTCGCGCCTTCGACCAGCGCGACCAACGCCAAGGAACTGATTTTCGGCCGCCTGGATGGTGGCTACAAGCTGGCCACCGCCGGCAGCAAGGACGTGGGACGCTCGAACACGGCCCAATTGCTGCACGCATCGGAATTCGGTTTCTGGGACAACGCCGAGTTTCACCTGGCGGGCCTCGGCAATACGATCTCGGACAATCCTGGCACCGAGATCGTGATCGAGTCCACCGCGAACGGCCTTGGCAACAAGTTCCACACGATGTGGCAGGACGCGGAGGCGGGCATTGGCGAGTATATCGCTGTGTTCGTCCCGTGGTTCTGGCAGGACGAATACAGGTCGGCAGTCAAGCCGGGTTTCATCCTGTCGGCTGCCGACCAGCTTTACATGGACACCTACCAGCTCGACCTCGCGCAGATGGCGTGGCGGGCCAACAAGGTGCAAACCTACGGGCAGGGTTTTGAGTGGCTGTTCGACCAGGAATATCCGGCTACACCGAGCCTGGCATTCCGCAGTGCGACCACGGACCCGCTGATTTCGCCAACCTCCGTCATGGCGGCAGTGAATGCCGACTACCGCGAGCGTAGCGGCGCCTTCGTCATCGGCTGCGACCCTGCGGAATACGGGGACGACCGCACCGCCGTCGTGTTCCGGCACGGCCGCACGGCCTACCGCATCGAGTACCACAACAAAAAGGGACCGATGCAGGTCGCCGGGCTGCTGGCCGAATACTGGCGCGAGTACCAGCCGGACGCGCTGTTCGTGGACAAGATCGGCATCGGCTCGGGCATCGTGGACCGCTTGAAGGAACTGAATATTCCGGTCATTGGCGTCAACAGCGCCGTGCGCGCCGCCGACCCGGAACGCTATTACAACAAGCGCGCGGAGTGCTGGTTCAGGATGAAGGAGTGGATCGAGGACGCGCCGAACCGCTTGCCGAACGATCCGGCCCTGATCGCGGACCTGTCTGCACCCAGCTACAAATACAGCTCCAACGGCTCCAGGCTGATCGAGTCGAAGGACGACATGAAGAAACGCCAGGTGCGCAGCCCTGACGGCGCCGACGCGCTGGCCATGACCTTCGCTGAGCCAGTCGTCCCGCGTGCCCTGCGCGACGAACGCGGCCCGGCATCCTCCCGCGTCGCCCCGAGCAGCGCCGGCTACTGACCCTCTCCCAAATTACGTCATGACGCAAAACGACCAGGCACCGCAACAGGCGGAGCAGGAATACGTGCGGGCAGCCGCCGAGGGGATGGAGCGCGACGACAGCGCCGCTTACACCCAGCTCGACTCCCTCGGGGCCGTGCTGCTGGCGGAGTTCGCCCAGGCGGAAAACGCGAGGCAGGACACCGAGCAGCGCTGGCTGCGCGATCTGCGCCAGTACCGCGGCATCTACGATCCCGAGGTCCTGGCCCTGATCGGCAAGAACAGGTCCAAGGCATTCGTCCGCGCTACCCGTGTGAAAGTGAAAACGGTCGATGCGCGCGTGGCCGATCTGCTTTTCCCGAACGGCACCGAGCGCACCTGGACCGCGGACCCGACCCCGGTGCCGAGCGTCGACCGCGCGACCAAGGCCCAGATCGTGCAAGCCCTGCAGCAAGCCCTCGCACGCCAGCCCAACCCGCAGGAAGTGGATGCGGCGGTCAAGAAGTTGGTAGCGCAGGCCGCGAAGGGCATGGTGCAGGTGATTGACGACCAGCTCGCGGAGGCGGACTACGCTGGCGTCGCGCGCCGCGTGCTGCACTCGGGCCACCTGTACGGCACCGGGATCTTGAAAGCGCCGCTGGTCGAGCGCAAGAGCCGGTCCAAGTTCGTGATCGAGCAGGGCCAATGGGTCATGAAGACGGAGACCTATGTGGTGCCCTTCGTGGATCAGGTGCCCGTGTGGCGGTGGTATCCCGATATGTCGGCCACCTCGCTGGACGAATGCCGCTATGTCTACGAGCGGCACCTGATGACCCGCGCCAAGCTGTCGAGCCTGGCCAAGAAGAAGTCTTTCAAGGGCAAGCTGATCCGCGACCACATCCTCGCCAATCCGAAGGGGGCGCAGACGTCGCGCTACTTCGACAACGAAATCCGCAGCATTGGCGAGCGTGCCGGCGCGCAGCAGAAGGACGACGGCTCTTACGAGGTCTTGGAGCGCTGGGGATGGCTTGACGGCGAGCTGCTGGCTGCCGCCGGCGTTCAGGTCCCGCCAGACCGGATGCACGAAACCTTTTTCGGCAACGTGTGGCTCCTGCCATCGGGTGACGTCATCAAGGTCGCACTCCAGCCGATCAACGGCGTGACCTGGCCCTACCACCTGTACTACGTGGACAAGGACGAGACCAGCATCTTCGCGGACGGCTTCCCCTCGGTCATGCGGGACGACCAGATCATGATCAACGCGGCGACCCGCATGGTCCTCGATAACGGCGCTCTCACTGCGGGACCGCAGTTCGAGGTCAACATGGCTTTGCTCGGCCCGAACGAGAGGGCGGATGACATGCACCCCTTCAAAATCTGGGCGCGCAACGGGCAGGATCCCGGAGCGCCTGCGGTGCGCGTCCTGAACATCCCGAACGGCCTTGAGTACCTGATGCCGGTGGTCGAAATGTTCAAGAAGAACGCCGACGACGTGACCGCGATCCCCAGGTACATGCAGGGCGAAAACGCGACCACGGGCGCGGCCGGCACGGCGTCCGGCATGTCCATGCTGCTGGCCAGCGCGTCGATCGTGATGAAGGACCTGCTGACGGCCTACGACGCGGTGACGAGGACGTTCGTGGAGTCGCTGTACAAGTGGAACATGCAGTTCAACCCGAACAACAGCATCAAGGGCGACTTCAACATCAAGGCACGCGGGGCGGCATCGCTGATGGCGAAGGAACTGCGCGCCCAGCAACTCGACCAGTTCGCCACCACCCTCGCACCCGAGGACGCGCCCTACATCAAGCGCGAGGAATTGCTACGCCAGCGCGCGGAAGCGCACGACCTGTCCTCGATCATCAAGACGGAGGAGGAAGTCCAGGCCGAACAGAACACCGACCAGGCGAAGCAGGCCGCCGCAATGGCCCAGCAGATGCAGCAGCTCCAGATGGAGAACGCGCAACTGGCGGTCAAGAAGACCGAGGCCGAGGTTTCGCGCCTGGCTGCCGACGTCGAGCGCCTGCAGGCCATCGCCACCAAGACCAACGTGGACGCTGCCTACGCGGGCATGCAAGCGGGTGGCGTGGCGGCATCGAGCGGCGCGGTGGCGGCGGCAGGTGATGCGGTGCTGCTGTCGGCCGGCTACATCGACCGCACGCCGAAGGATGCCCCGGCCGGCGGACCCGAACCAACCGGCGTGCCGATCGCGCCAGCGGCACCCGCCGCGCCAGGTAGCGGTATCCCGCCCGAACAACCCGTGCAGCCGCCCGAGCCGCCGACCGCCGGCCGCGATCCGCAGGGTGGTGTCGTCGGGGCTGGCGTCGGACAGGAGCAGGGCATCGAGACGGCGCGTATGGATGGGGACCCGCAAGCATGAAGTGCGTACTGAACACCAAGGAGCACCGCAGCGGCTGCACCTGGTATTACATGCGCCGCCTCGTACGCGGCAAGGTCCACGCGATCAACGTGGTGATCTCCGACGCGGAAATGGTTGAACGCGGATATGTGGCGTGGAAGGTGCGCCGTGCGCGTGCCTGCCTGGCCGCTGCGAGCCAGACGGTATTGGCCTGACCGGGCCGGAAGGAGCTGCATGGACAGTACCCCCGAAGAAGCAATGGCCCAGGCCTGGCGCGAAGGCACCCACGCCCCGGCAACGCCAGCCACCCCGGCGAGCAACACCGCCACGGCACAGCCAAGCGACTACGCCGCCGCCTGGAACCGTCACTCACCCCTGGACGATGGCCCCAGCCTGGACAACGCCAGCCGCAACTGGAACGATTTCAAGAAGGAGCACCCGGTCGTCGCGCTGTTCACGAGCCTGCTGCCGGTCACGGGAAATCTCACCAGCGCGATCGAACTCAACGACGCCCACAACCACGGCGACAAGTCAGGTATGGCACTGGCGGCAACGGGGTTGATCCCCGGCGGTGCGCTGGTCAAGAAGGGCCTCAAGGCAATCCGCACTGGCGAAGACATTCAGCATGTCGCCCGCAACACGCTGACTGGCGCCGATGCCTATTCGGCGTCAAAGAAGGCCGGACAGGCGCTCAAGAACAGCGGCACCGCGAAAGTCGTCACCGGCGGCGCCGCCGAGGCGGCAAGCACCGGCTCCGACCTGGCCGACTACGCCCGCGCATGGAGGGGCGATGCGCAATAGTGACCAACTCCGCGCTGCGGTCGCCACCGAAGTGCGCGAACTCCAGCTCCTGCGCGCCACGCTGCCGATGCGGCAGTTGATCGCCCTGATCGACGCCCTGATCGAGTCGCACCTGTCCGACCTGATCACGGTGCTGCCCGAGCGCCTGGAATTCAAGCAGGGCGCAATCCGGCAGCTCCAGTGCCTGCGCATCACCCTGCTGGACGACAACCCCCACCAGACCCCGAAAGCCTGAGCATGTCCTTCGTTCCTTCCAACAGCCGCGTCCGGTCGAATGCCAACACCAGGCGCCGCGACCAGAACGTGACGGCCATCATCGGCGCACTTCGCAACGGCCCGATGCTGCGCGCGGACCTCCGCAATGTCATCGACATGAGCGAGTCCGGCGTCAACAAGTACATCCTCATGTTGCGTGCGGACGGCGTGATCGAGGTCGATCGGTTCGTGAACGCCACCCGCAACTCGCCAGGTCATCCAATGTTCCGCCTTGTGCGCGACACGGAGCGCGTGGACGACTACCTGCGCGCGGTGGCGGCAGGCTCCGCACTACGGGAAAAGCCGAAGCAGCCGAACAGGATCCACCGCCTTCAGGATACCGGCTCATTCCATCCCGGCGCGCTGTCCATGTGCATCCCGGCCCCCGACCCCGTACTGGCCCATTTCTTCGGCCTGACCCAGCCGCCGGCAAGCGCATGAGCGATCTTACCTTCGGCAGCGTGTGCAGCGGCATCGAGGCCGCCAGCGTGGCATGGCATCCGCTCGGGTGGCGCGCCGCGTGGCTGGCGGAGATCGAGGCCTTCCCGGCGGCGGTCCTCGCCCACCACTACCCCGACGTGCCCAACCTGGGCGACATGACGAAGATTGCCGCCATGGTGCGCGCGGGCCAGGTTGCTGCGCCGGATGTGCTGGTCGGCGGCACCCCGTGCCAGGCATTCTCGGTCGCGGGCCTGCGCAAGTCGCTGGATG